AGTAAAGCCCATGGAGGGTATGCTGTCAAGCATCCCGTAATGGGCTTTACTACAAGGAACTCCTTAAGGGTCTTCAAGTGGACCTTAAGGTAGTGCTTGACATCAAGGGTCTGGATGTGTACTAATGGAGACCTTAAAGAGCTTTTTATGACACAAAAGTTTAAAGGGTCACCTCTCAGTAACACCGAGGCCCAATACCCCCGTAGGCCCTCCTCAAGGCTTGGTAGGACCTTCGGTCCCCTAAGGGTACGTCAAGGCCAACTGTGAGGGATACCGGTAGGCTGTCCCCTTGAGGGATCATCATGTCCTACCTTGGGGATCATCATGGGCCCTAATGGGTAGGCTGTCAACCCTTGAGATGACGAGTGGTAGACATAGAGGGATCATCAAGGCCCATAAGGGTGACATGAGGGTAACGTTATGTTATTACGTCTACCTCTGTCCTAATCTGTAAGGGACCCATCAAGGACTCATTGAGGACCCATCAAGGACTCATTGAGGACCCATCAAGGACTCATTGAGGACCCATCAAGGACTCATTGAGGACCCATCAAGGACCCATCAAGACACCAGGGAGGGGAGACACCTAATGGACCCAGGGAGAGACCAGGGAGAGACCAGGGAGAGACCAGGGCGGGCCCGTAGGGCTATTTCAGGCCTACGTATAGGGACGGTCTACAGGCGCTATATAGAGGGATTACACTGATGATGATTATTTTCATATTTCCATCAAATAGGGGTTGACGGGTCGTTAGGGTCTCGATATAGTTCGTCCCATCAACGGCCAACACGGAGTTGACGGCGAGGTCTCCCAACGATCTTGCAGGTGGTGGCCTTCGGGTCGTGCAGGTCCACCGGGTGACACAATAGGGAGACCTAACGAGCAAGCATAAGACCGTAAGGCAGCAAGCTTTAGCCACTTGACATAAAGATGAACGGGCAGTAGTATGCCCAGCCACAAGGTAGCACGTAAGGACGGCCTGTAATGAGCCTTGCAGAATCCCGATGCCTACTACGGGAACGCTGGTAACGCTGTAGTCCAGCAAGCAACACGGAAACATCCCGCTCTTTAAAAACTTAGGCAACACGAACACGGTCTACCGGGAAAGCCCTGTAGGTCCTCAGCACAGCCTTGAGGCTCCCTGTTGAACGACCAGAAAGGCTCAGTAGGTGGACCTGAAGGCACCTTAGCGGATGACCTTAGTACAGCACTCTGATTATGCAAGTAGAGTGCTGTGCTGATACTCAACCACACAGAGTGTAAGCACATGAAACTGTCTGATCTTAAAGCAACTGACCTCCTGCTGTTGGCACCTCCAAAGGATGAAGCTGAGCTTGTGTACATTGCGAAACACGCAACATTCGGCGAGAGCCTCACAGGTGCCAACTTCGTCAAGGTCGAGCACATCAGTGGCCTGTATATCGTAGGCCGCTGGAATGACTGGCACGGCAACTTCTGGGCATACGAAGCTATGACCGGGATCACCCACAAAGGTTCCCTGAAGGACCTTAAAGACTGGATCGTCCTGTGTGGCCAGTGCGTCAAGGAGACCCGTGAGGATCATGCAGCGGCCTTGAAGCTCTCCCTTAAGGAAGCTGAGGGTCTGCGCATCCTCCTCGGGTCTCACTGCACGGTTGGCCTGCTGGCTCACATGGGCTTGGCGGAACTCAATGAGCGCCTCGGCAAGCTCCCTGGTCTCGGTAGCATGACCACGCTGGGCACCTTCAAGGACATCAAGGTACACGCCGAGGGTCCTTACCCTGTGCTGTATCACCAGCGAGACAGTAAGTAAAGCTGATAAGTGAACTATAATTGATCGTGAGGGGCTTGACAACAGGCCCTGACCGATGGTCATTGGATCACATTGATAGCAAGGTGACATCATGATGGATATTACGAACACACTCAGCGACTTACAGGCCCGTTTGGATGTTGCTGAGGCGGAACACACCATTGCACGGCACCGATTGGCGACCTTTGAGGGCAACCGTAACGGGCACCATTACCAAGCCTTGAAGGACCGTGTAGACCGCACCCTGAGCCATCAGCGCATCATGAAGATCGCTGTACTTCAAGCGGCCCTTAAGGAGCTTGAGGCCATTCAACGGGCTGAAGAGTTCGACAAGCGCAACCCACTCGCATAAAGGAACACCACAATGCAAGTAAATTACAAGACTGAAGCGGTAGCCAAGCTGGCCCAAGAGATCAAGGCCGAAGGGTTCCGCGTGTTCATCGCTGAGAATGGCACCCACGGCTTCTATACAGATGCTGAAGGGTCTCGGCTGACCTCCTTCCAATACGACCTGGGAGGCTTCAAGTTCTTCGGCAACTACAAGTCGAACCAGCCTCTGACCACTGGCACGGGGTGGGAGGTCCTCACAGGGTCCTTCAAGGACATGTTTGCCGAGCATCCACCACAATGGGCCGCACGCAGCTCGAAGTGGGCCTTTACGACCCTTGAGCAATACCAGAAGACGTATCAAGCGTCTTCCCGGTTCAAAGAACTGATGTAAGTGACGATTCACTGCTGGGCCTTCCCACGAGGGTCCATCGGGAACAACCCACGAGCATAAAGGAACATCACAATGCAAGCCATCATCACTAAATACCTCGGCCCTACCGATACCAAGGGCATCCGCATCAAGGCCACATGCGCCGCTGGGTCATTCACCATGGGTTATGACTGCGCCTTGAGCACTGATAAGAACCACTGGGCGGCAGCTCTGAACCTCTGTGTCAAGCTCGGATGGATCAGCACACCGAACAACCTTTACACCTCGCTGTGTCAAGGTCAGCTACCCAACGGTGACAATGTGTTCACCTTCATTCCTAAGGAGTACGAGAAGGCCATGCAGGCAGTCTTTGAGACCCGCTTAGCCATCTCCAAAGGAGAGAACAACGGTAACCCTCATGGTCGCCCTTGGGGCAAGGCCATCACGTACCTGACCGATGACAATGGGTCGTGTGTCGAGGCCTTCAAGGAATGGGTGACAGGCAACCGTGTGGCTGAGCTGGAGGAACAGAAGCGCAACACATGTGGCAACACCAAGCGGCAGGCCATACAGGACCAGATAGACGCCATCAAGGCTCAAGAGTAACAAGTCGAGGGCCTCTAACAGGTCTCTCCGCTGGTCACTTTCGACCTGTCATGCAGCACATTAAGGATCTTCATGTCTACCGCAAACATCCCTGCATTGCCTCGTAAACGCTCCCTCAAGACCGTCACGCCAGTCGTGAAGTTCGGGTCTCGGAAGTACGTGGTGATTCAACGCACAGGTCTGGTTCACCTCCTCAAGCGCGCCGGTAAGGTCGGGCAATTTTACATCATGGAGGTCACGGAGAACGGCACCACGATGACCACCAAGCTGGACTGGTGGGACGCCTTGCAACAATACAGTGACCTGAAGGACAAGGCCCTTGGGGTCTCCGAAACGGTCACTATCGTGGGCACCTCCGACGAGGAGTTCGCTGAGCTGATGAAAGGCTCTGATAGTGAGTAAGCCTCGCAAGCCCATCCCGAACTTCACGTGGGGCGATGTCCGCGCCTCGTACAACCTCTTCGACGCTCCAACCCCTCAACCACGAAAGGAAGCAAAGACCATGAACAAGACCCTCAAGCTGGCCCTGAAGATCACCTCCGGTTTCCTGATCGCCTTCGCCCTGGCTGCCTGTGCACTGCTGACCTCGGGCTGCTCTGTAAACGTCATCGTGGCACCACACGCCACCATGCAAGTGGACAGCGACAATGACACCGCGACTCGCATCCAGCGCGCTCCTGTCACACCTCGTTAGACCAGTAGGGAGCCTTTGAGGTCTGAGGGCTCCACGCTGGTCTAACAAGGAGAACTGCCATGTCTCATGGTCCCGCCCCGCTCTACCTCGCAATGCTCTGCTTTACCGCCATCCTCTGGTTCATCCCAATCATTAGCATCGTGTCGTTCCTCCTCGGGACCGTGGCGCGCCTCTGTGGTGGGTCGGTATATCGGACGCAACAGACGATCACCAAGACCTACTGGTGGCCTTACCTGGGGATGAACATCGCCCTGGCCCTCCTGGGAGCCTATTGGTCCCTTTGCTGGTGGTAGAGATCAAGCTAACCATCTTTGCTGTTCAACTCATCGGTGGCCTTGGAGCCATCTGGTATTTCAACAGGGAATAATGCAAGTGCTTAAGTACAACTACACCAACTTCACCAGCTCCACGGCAGCCGCAAAGATCCTCAAGGCCATGGACGAGACCATGCGTACAGGCTATGCCGCGTACATCGAGAACCGTAAAGGTCAGCGCTTCATGCGGGTCAACATCGTCAAGGGTGAAACGGGCTACTACTTCCAGTTCTTCGGCGGGTCTGCCCAGGATCTCGGCGCGATCATCCTCCGGGCTATGTTCGACTGGGCACCGGAACAGGATCAGGCCTTCACCAAGCTGCTGGTCAAGCTGTACGAACGCAAGGAGCACCCTTTAGTGACCCTGGCGAAGAACGCACAGAAGCTCTCTGCGGCCCTCTCCTTGGGCTGCAAGGAACTGTTCACCCTGTTGGGAAACCGCAAGGTCGCAGGGCTCGTTAAGCGCACGTGGTGGGGCCGTAAGGACCTTTGGGTCTTCACGGAGGACTCTGGGGTTTACAAGCTGGTCCGTCAGACCCCTGAAGTGTACGCCGCGATCACCTATCGGGAGGCTCTGACTGCATGAGCCTGAAAGAACCCGGCTTCATCGTGAACGATGTCCGTATGGGCATCCCAAGCATCGACAAGCTGAGCCAACCCATTCAGGACTGGTACTTGGTCCTTGAGGAGATGGCTGAGTACGCTGAGGAGAATGGTGGCCTCAAGCCTGAGCACTACAAGGTGGCCAGTGACTGGGGCAAGGCCTTGCGTGAGATCGTCACCCAGCACGGTCCCAACGTGTTCAGCATCAACTACCTGCACCCATCGTTCTGCGACTCCTTAATGGATGAGCTGAACTGCATGGCCTACGCCGTGAACGAGGACGAACCTGAAGAGGCTCGCATCCCTGAGGTGGTCCTACAGCACCGCTCACCGGCCTTGTTCGAGACCCTTCGGTCGCTCTATCACGGGTCGGCACTGAACCTCTGCAAGATCCTGTTCGGCCTCGATGCGGTTTACTGCGCCTCGATACAGGCAGCGCAATACACCCTCGACAACACGCCACACGGCTGCTGGCACACCGATAGGGACTCTGATGCGACCCTTGTGGTGGCCCTGACGGATGATCATGTTGGCGGTGGCACTACGGTCTACCAAGGCCCATTTGCTGAGCCCATAACGGTCCCTCAGTTGCCTAAAGGACACGCCATGTTCTTTCTGGGTCGCACTAACCAACACATGGGTCTCCCGGTCACGGAAGGGACTCGCAACCTCCTCGTTCATTGGTATCAAATTGAAGGCTCTTTCGCATGAATCAAGCAGTAATCAAAACGGACTTTGCAGCTCTGGAACTCCGCGCCATGGCCTTACTGAACTCGGAAGGTTCGCCATCTGGCCCGTCTCTTTTGACTGGGCGGAACGGCAAGCTGTTGGGATACAAGATCCGCATACCGGAACTGAAGATGTTCGGGAACTCGACCAAGCGCACTGGGACCTACTCGCCGAACAAGGTAGGCCGCTTGTCAAGCCAGATTGCGTCCGTACAGCTCTCGCGATCCATTGCGCTCTCAAGCGCCCTTATGGTGGCCATCGCGAATCGGGATGTTTCCTCTGCAACCCTGATACGTGGGCAGATGCTGGAGGCCAGAAAGATCGCTGAAAGCCAGATCATCGCCAGCTTGCAGAACATGCGCCGCCGCTCGACTGAGCACGGTGACTTCACTGGCTGCTTCCGTGGGGGCCGTTACTGATGGAGATGCAGGCCATCAAGTTCATCGTAGAGGTCCCAATCGCTCCCAGATACCGCACCACTGAGCCCCTTGAAGCTGAATTCAAGCTCGGAACTGGTCCATGCGGTAAGGATGTGACGAAGCTGGAAGCATGGTTTGAAGGTGACTTCTTGAAGATCCAGCAGACCACCACAGACGGTGAGCTGAAGTCCTTTGTGTATGCCACTAAGGACCTTGTGGGTCGTGTTGTATCGACCTACCGAGATGAAGAATAGTTAAAAACCCTCACCTACACGGAGAGACCCTTTAAGGCCCTTAAAGTCCTCATAGAGTTACTCTTTATATTCTCTTTAAGTAAAAGCTCTTTAAGAACATAAAGGTAGACATGATGTCCCTGATCGTCGCCCCACGGCACGACTTCTCGGATGTGAAGACCTCGTGGGCGTTTGATACGCTCTCGAAGCTTTACGGTCCCGAGTTGGCAGCTCAGCAATTGCAATTGGAACACGAAGCGCACGTACTGGGTGAGGAACGATTCCTCAAGCAGTTCGAGAAACAGCAGGAACGCGACGAGATGTCGGAGACCACAGTGGCCAAGCCGCTGATTCACATACTGGTCCCTAAGTTCGCCGCTGAGTTGACCGATTGGATCGACTACCAAGTGAAGTCGGTTCGACGAAAGCACGTAGCACTCCACTGCTTCCAACAGGTCCAGCCGGATCGGGTCGCAGTGATTGTTCTGAAGACCGTCCTTAACGGGGCATCACGTCAAGGCCAGAATCACCTACAAGGTATCTGCGCCAAGATCGGCAAGCGTGTCGAAGAGGAAGCCCGTTTCGGTCGCATTCGTGACGAAGAGGCCAAGCACTTCGAGAAGCATATCCGTGAGGCCCTCAACAAGCGCAATGGTCACACCTACAAACGCACGTTCATGGAAGCTGTCGAGACCAAGATGCTCGAAGCGGGGGAACTTAATGGTGCGTGGCACGACTGGGAGAACGACGAGAATGACATCCTCCATCATATTGGTCTGCGATGCCTTGAGGTACTCATCAAGTCTACCGGGCTCGTTGAGATCAAGCGTGAGAATGCTGGGTCTGTACGAAACGATGTGGAGACAGTTGTGCTTCGGCAGGAATGGGTCGAACAGCTTTCCAAGCGAGCCTTTTCTCTTGCAGGGATCACACCATTCGACCAACCAATGGTTGTCCCTCCGCGACCATGGACCCGTCCCACAGGTGGGGGTTACTGGGGCCGAGGAAGACGCCCTACCCGCTTTATCCGAACGTACACTAAGGCTGCTCTCGAACGCTATCGGGACGTCGCTATGCCAGAAGTGTACAACGCGGTCAACATCGCACAGAACACCGCGTGGGCCATTAACACACGAGTCCTGGAGGTCGCAACGGCGCTCCTCGACTGGGAAAAGGTAGGGATCAAGAAGTGGCCTTTAGCGGCTGCCATTGAACTCCCGCACCGTCCGCATGGGATCGACGAGGACCCCGCGATCCTCAAGAAGTGGAAGAAGGCCGCTGCGATCTCCTACCGTGGAGAGTCGGCCCGTGTGTCCAGACGGTTGGCCTTAGAGCTGACCATTGAGACCGCCCAAAAGTTCGCCGAATACGAAGCCGTCTACTTCCCTTACAACCTCGACTGGCGTGGCCGTGTATACGCCCTGGCCGGGTCCTTCTCGCCTCAAGGCAACGATGTGACCAAGGGGATGCTTCAGGCCTCCATTGCGGAGCCTGTAGGTGAAGAGGGAATCGAGTGGCTGATGATCCACGGAGCGAACACCTTCGGGGTCGATAAGGTCCCTTTCAACGAACGCAAGCAATGGGTTAAAGACCATGAAGTGGATATTCTCCGATTCGCACAGGCTCCTCTCGACCACACAGGCTGGATGGAGGCTGACGCACCCTTCTGCTTCCTGGCGTTCTGCTTCGACTGGGCTGGAGTCGTTAAGGACGGAGCTGCACACCGATCCTGTCTGCCAATTGCTTTTGACGGCTCTTGTTCAGGAATTCAACACTTCTCCGCAATGCTTCGAGATGAGCGTGGCGGGCGAGCTGTTAACCTCGTGCCGAGCGAAACCGTTCAAGACATCTACAAGCTCGTGTCCGATGAAGTCAACATGCGACTCAAGCAGGACTTTGAGAGAGGGACTGTTGACTCAACTGAAGTCAAGACGAATCCAGATACTGGAGAAATACTTGAGCGACGTATCCTCGGGTCCACTTCTCTCGCCCGGGGCTGGCTCGATTACGGAGTGGATCGAAGCGTTACGAAACGATCAGTGATGACACTGGCCTACGGGTCGAAGGAATATGGCTTCACTGACCAAGTGCGCGACGACATCATCACCCCGGCAGTAGACGAAGGCTCTACGTTCTTCCCAGACCCACAGCTCTCGGCCCGATACATGGCCAAGCTCATTTGGGACTCTGTGAGCAACGTCGTAGTGGCAGCCGTTGAGGCCATGAACTGGCTCCAGAAGGCCGCTAAGCTCCTCGCCAAGGAGATCCGTTGCAAGAAGACTGATGAGGTCCTCAAGGCCGCTATGCCGGTCTACTGGATCACTACAGACGGCTTCCCGGTCTGGCAGGAATACAAGGTCTCCGAGAAGAAGCGCATCGACTGCATGTTCCTGGGTACGATCCGCCTCCAGGCCACCGTCATGATGACCCCTAAGGTCGGCGCTAAGATTGACGCTCGTAAGCAAGAGTCGGGCATCTCTCCGAACTTCGTACACAGCCAGGACGGGTCACACCTCCGCAAGACAGTGGTCCGGGGTCATGATCATTACAAGATCACGTTCTTTGCCCTGATCCATGATTCATTCGGGACCATCGCGGCCCACGCTGGGAAACTGTTCAGAGCCGTAAGGGAGACCTTTGTGGAGACCTACGACCAGACCTGCATCCTCAGCGACTTCCGCGAACAGTTCATCGACCAGTTACACGAAACTCAAATCAAAGAGATGCCACCGATTCCCAAGAAAGGGACTTTGGACATCCGGGGCACCCTCGCCTCGCACTTCGCATTCGCCTAAAGGCACCCATTAAGGATCTTCATGAACATCGTTCAACGCATCAAGAGCACCAAGCCTCGCCGTTCCGCCGAAGCCCAGGAGGCCTTTCAGGTCCGTAAGGGCAAGCACAATAAGACCGCCCGTGGTGGCCGTGCTGAGTGGGTCGAGCTGGAGCAAGCTGAATGAGCCGATTGACCATTGAGATGCACCGGGACCATCGAACCATGCAGACCCTGTTGGTCATGAAAGACGAGGGCCTTGGCAGGGTAGTGATTGATGATATTCCCCCAATGTTCACGCAATTCGCCAATCCTGTGGACCTCATGGCCGACCTCAAGTATCGCTTCAAGGCCATGTACTTTTACTGTGCTTCACGGACACCTACGAAGGCCGTAGCGATGACGTGGGAACAAGCAATGAACACCTCCGACTACCTCAAGGAAACCGTTTAATGGCTCTCGCTCCTGTAATTCTGAACACCAACCCTCACCGCCCTGTGGACTTCAAGGAGTCGGCGGTACAGAAGGCAATCAATGAGGCCGGTTCGGTCTCCGTGGAAGTGAAGGAAGACGGCTGTCAGTTGAACATGCTGGTCTCCCCTGAGATGGAGATCGGCGGCTACGTGGTGGACTTCCTGAGCCGTGAAGGTAAGGCCTTCCCCGGACTCATGGAGCTGGCCATGGAGCTGACTTATGACCCACGTTGGGAGAAGTTCTTTGAACAGGACTTCGATATGAAGACCGGGGCCGACCTGCCAACCGGAATGTTCCCTGAAGGGTTCATGTTGCAAGCTGAGATCCTCGTGGGCTCCAAGGTCTGCGCCGAGATCAGTGGGGACCTTCGCCGGCACTCGCCGATCCATAAGGGTGACCTGAAGTTCATTGCGTTCGACCTTATCCCCCTCGGTGCTGTGACTATGGGTGAGGAATACGCGGTCTTCCAAAGCGTTCGCCGAATGCACACGGAGATCCAAGTGAATCGCCTCAAGGAGATCTTCCCTGAGATCCATTGGGAACTCGTAGTGTCCGGTGAGGCCTTCGATTTGGTACACCTCGACATGATCTATGAGTCGTACCGCCGCAAGGGCAAAGAAGGTGCTGTCGCTAAGGACCCTCTTGGTCACTGGAAGCGCGGCAAGAAGACCGGTCAGTGGAAGGTGAAGCCGGATGACTCCTGTGATGGGACCGTAGTGGGCCTCATGTGGGGCACTCCAGGGCTGGCCAACGAGGGTAAGGTGATTGGCTTTCGGGTCCTCACTGAGCATGGTGTGGAGGTTGACGCCGGGGGCATTACAGAGGACCAGAAAACTGAGTTCACTGCGAAGGTACACGAGATGATCTATGACACGAGCAACTCCAGCTCGAACCCATACCTCGGGTGGGCCGTAAAGATCACCTACATGGAACGTCTGCCTTCTGGGTCCTACCGTCACCCGAACTTCGATCAGTTTCGTGGGATCACCGACCCGATGACTAAGGAGTGAGTCGCCCTAAAGGCTACGTGGCGTCCATCGCTGTGGGGATCGAAAGGTCCCTGCTCCGTGTGTTCCCTAACATGGCCGTAACGGTCTACCCGATGCCCTGGCAACTGGCGTTCAAACTCCATGTCCAAGTTCGGACCCTGAATGGTCGCCATGCTGAGTACACCGTAACGGTCGATGAGTACGCCACCCAGGAGCCAGATACTCACGAATACATTATCCAAGAGGCCGTCCGCGAAGTAGTCTACTTCGTCATCCAGTCCAACCCGCGAAGCTTCATGTAATACCTAAACGAACCCCATCGGCTCCGGCCCTTGGGGTTTTTTATTGCCCGCAAGAAAGGAGATTGACATGGTTACATGGATTCTGTTAGGCGCGCGCGATCAGCTTATTAATGCTTCTGCCCTCCGATTAAAAACCCTCACCTACACCGAGATACCCTCGGGTTTCTTACACACCACTTTAGGAGACCAAGATGTGACTCAAATCATTGCCCTAACCTCGACCCGAGGCCAAAGCGGTAAGGACACGTTGTGTGACCTTCTGGTCCAGTCAGGCTTTACCGTCGTCCGTGTGGCGTTCGGTGATGTCCTTAAAGAGAACTGTGCTCGTGTCCTGAGCAACGGTTACGACATGGACGAGGCCACGTTGATCGAATGGTTCCACAGTGACCAGAAGGATCGCCTCAAGCCCTCACTGTCCATTACGGACATCCCTAATTCCAACTATCGGAACTGGCTGATGTTCAAGGCCGATCAAGGCCTATCTGACCCTGATGAAGTAGCAACGAGCTGGGTGAATGCTATGCGGACCCCGCGATGGCACCTCCAGAAGTTCGGCACCGAGTTCTCCCGTGAGTACATGAAGCAGCCTGACATCTGGCTTAACGAGGGCATGAAGAAGATCGCTGAGGCGACTTTAGGTAAGCCCGACTTCATCGTGGTCACTGACCTGCGCCAAGTGAACGAGTACCAAGCTCTGTATGACCTGGGCGCCAAACTGGTCCGCCTGCAACGCATGTGGTTCAAACCCGGCGTAGACGATGCGGCCTTTCATGGGACCGATGTGGTCCTCACCAAGTACGAGATGGACGCCCTCGTGTTGAACGAGTGGAACAAACCTATGGAGATGCTGACGCAGCTTCGTGAACAAGGAGTGTTGCCGAAATGAGCAAGAAGACTGAATACGTCCTGAAGCAATTCAGTGCCGAAGTGAACGGCCAATGGGTCCCCTTGTGGGCTCATAACCTCGATGAGGCCCTGGAGGTCGCTGAGGGTACTTATGGCCCACAGAACGTGGCCCGTGTCCGTCCCGTTGTTGAGCCGCTTAAGGAGACCCCAAGTGTCTGACGAAAAGGAAGTCATTATCAGCCCTGAGGGCATGTTGGAGTTGTGGGCATCGGGTAAGTCTGATGATTGCCGGACCCGATCCATGATCTTCAGTTGCGACATGGAAGGCTGGGAGGAAGCTGAGGAAGGCGATTGGACCCAGGACCATAAGTACCAGATGTGCGAGAACGTGATTCGCCACATCGAGTCGGGCCGATGCTTCCAGATCTCAGCGTCCCGTTCGGGCTCGTATCATTCCGATTGGTACTATAGCTACGATAGCGACCCCCTGGGAATGCAAGCAGGAAGAACGGGTCGTTAAATCGCTCGTATGGGTGAACGCATGAACCGGGCTCAAGGCAACGCGCGCCGAGCACCGGATGGCTTCCTGCACATTCAGAACTTCACCGTGACGAAACACGCAGGCATGGCCGGTGTGGTCTACACGCACATCCTCGATGCGCATCAGCGGTCTCTCGTTGAGGGCCTGTTGATCGAGAAGGCCTGTTCGGATACGTGCCACCAATGGAACAAGGGCAACATCATCGACCCGATCCATCACTTCAAGCACGACGTGTGGCGGTTCCGTAAGGATTGGCTCAAGGAGAACTTCCGTGAGGTCGTCCACGCGGCCACCAAGGTGATGAAGAACCCGGTCATCGAAACCTTCAAGGAGAAGCTCTTTGCGGAGCGTGAGTCCCTGACCTACTAAAAACCCTCACCTACACCGAGACACAACGTCACGGTCTGTAATTGCAATATTGGAAAAGGAGTTTCCTCATGGCTGCAAAGCGTCAAGTATTCATCACCGCCAAGGGCATCGCTGCACCTTATGCTGCCCTGCAAAAGCCCGACTTTGGCACCAAGGAATTCCCTCAGCCTCGCGGCGAGTACAAGGTGAACCTCATCGTTCCTTTGAAGGAAGCCAAGGCCGATATGGAGCGCATCACCAAGCTGTACGACAGCTCGTATGCTGAGTTTGTCGCAGAGCACGAAGCGAACCCGCCTAAGGTCGCTGCTGGTAAGCGCCCAGTTCCTGTCCGTCAAGGCGACCTGCCGTTCTTCGACAATGGCGATGGCACCGTGACCTTCAAGTTCAAGTGCTACGCCTCGTTCGAGAAAGATGGCGAGAAGAAAGAAATCACCATCCGTGTCGCAGACAGCCGTGGCAAGACCATGAGCGTCGTTCCGAACATCTCGGGTGGCTCGACCCTGAAGATCCGCTACAGCATGTTCCCGTACAAGTGGAACACTGCGGTCGGTGCTTCGGTGAAATTGCAACTGGAAGGCGCCATGCTGATCGACCTCGTTGAGTTCGGTGGTGGTGACGACGACTGGGGCGATGTCGAAGAAGGTGGCTACGTCGCTGACGAAACCAAACAGAAAGCTGAATGGGATGAGGAGCCTTCGGGCCACGCCTCGGAAGATGTCCCAGACGCTGACGACGACTTCTGATGGCTGGATACCGGGGCGCCCGTAACGCTCGCTCAGGTATCTACAGGTCAGGCCTTGAAGAACGGAATCATGCCCACATCGAGAAGCTTGGCTTCACTGCTTCCTTTGAGGGCTATCAGGTCCAGTACGTCGTTCCGGCCCGTGAGGCCACCTATAACCCAGACTTTGTACTCTCGAACGGAATCATCGTGGAGACCAAAGGACTCTGGGAGGTGGCTGATCGCCAAAAGCATCTGTTGATTCGTGAGCAACACCCTGAGCTGGACATTAGGCTGGTCTTCAGTTCCTCGAAGTCCAAGCTCTATTCTGGCTCCAAGACAACCTATGGGATGTGGTGCGAGAAGCACGGCATTCTTTACGCGGACAAGTTGGTGCCGCTCGTGTGGCTCAAGGAGAAACGCAAAGAGATCCCTGAGGGGATTCTCATCAAGAAGAAGGAGAAGTAGATGGCACGCCGAGTCGCTTTTAATAAACGTGAGAAGACCACTATGTTGGTCGTCCACTGTGCGGCCACCAAGTCCACCATGGACATTGGGGTTCGTGAAATTCGTCAGTGGCACGTCCAACAGGGCTGGCTCGACGTTGGTTATCACTACGTCATCCGTCGCGATGGCACTATCGAGGAGGGTCGCCCCCATGATGTTGTGGGTTCTCATGTGGCTGGGTCTAATTCCGTCTCACTGGGCATTTGCCTTGTCGGCGGTATCAATGCAAAAGGGGACCCAGAAGCCAACTTCACCGATGCCCAGTACGGAGCCCTAAATGGGCTGCTCACCGGTATGACCCAAGGTCGTACTCACGAGGGAGCCTATAAGGAACTCCCCGTTGTTGGCCATCGTGATCTCAATCCCGGTAAGGCCTGCCCGAGCTTCGATGTGCATTCGTGGTGGCTCGAACAGATCCGTTAGGCCACTCGTTAAAAACCCTCACCTACACCGAGATGACCGTTGGGTTCCTTAAAGGACCTTGACGGTCGGCTCAGTGTTAACCGCATTCTCTCATAGGAGTACACCATGTCTGTAAATCGCGCAACAGTCCAAGGTGCTTTCGATCTCACTGAGTTCCTGCAAAGCAAAGGCTACGCCTGCACCATTGGTGGTGGGTTTGCCCGTGACACGTTCTTCGGGGTCCCTCCAAAGGACATCGACATAGTGGTCCCGTGCAACTCGCTGGACTACGCAAAGATCGAAGAGATCCTCCAGCAGGCCGGCTATTCGTTCGTCAAGTTCCGCATCTACAACGAAGCCAAGGGCGACCGCCTGATCGGTGGGTTCAAACTGGTAGGCACTGACATCGACGTTGTGCTGTATGACGTTCCGTCTGTAAGTGACGCCGTGGAAGCATTCGACTTCAACCTGAACCAGTTCGTCGTCTCGGGGATCTCCCGTGGCATCGACGAGGCAACCATCCGGTTCCAAGGTTCCAAGCACTGGTCCGAACTGGTCCCTGTACGCAAGGACTACTCTCAGGACCGCTACAACAAAATGATGACCAAGTTCATCGACCTGACGTGGCGTGTGAAGGACCCTGATACCCAGGAGGTTCCGGTAGGTGGTCCTAATGGGACCTACTGATGAATCTCAGGAGTCGTCTGTATTCATTCGTCATTGTCCGTGCGATGAATGTGGCAGCTCCGATGGAGCCGGTCTGTATTCGGATGGACACGTACATTGCTTCGTCTGTAATCACTATGTACCCGGTGAAGGATCGGAAGGTCAGCGCGCTGGCACCAAGGAGATCGGTGAAGGCTGCCTACGGATGGGCGAGTCTCAAGGGGTCTTTCAGGGCCTTAAGGCACGAGGCCTCACGGAGGCTACTTGTCGCCAGTATGGTTACTGGATTGGTAAGCGCTTCGGTGACACGGTTCAGGTTGCCAACTATTACGACTCAGCGGGCAACCTAACGGGTCAGAAGATCCGTGACCGGAACAAGGAGTTCTCGGCTGCTGGGTCGCTCACCGTTAAGGCCATCTTCGGACGACAGCTATGGAATGGCGGTCGGATGATTGTGGTTACGGAAGGGGAGATCGACGCCTTGTCGGTTGCCCAGATCCAGGGAGGGAAATACCCAGTTGTCTCGATTGGTCTCGGAGCGCCCAGCGCCAAGAAGACCTGTGCAGCCAACTACGAATACTTCGACCAGTTCGAAACGATCATCCTCATGTTCGACATGGATGAGCCGGGTCGTCTGGCCTCCCAGGAAGCCGCTGAGGCCCTCCCACCAGGCAAGGTGAAGATAGCTTCCATCCAAGGGTTCAAAGACGCCAACGAGGCTCTCGTAGCGGGCAACAGCAAGGCCGTCCTCGACGCCATGTGGAATGCTCAGCCTTACGTGCCCGACGGTGTGGTCTCTGCGAAGTCCCTCAAGGAACGCACCAAGAAGAAAAAGCACGTGGCCTCTATGCCCCTCGTGGGCCCTGAGGAGTTGCGGGAAATGACCAAGGAAGTCCGAGAGGGCGAGGTCGTTTTGATCACCTCAGGGAGCGGCTCCGGTAAGTCCACCTTCGTCCGACAGAACGTCTACGACCTGTTCCACAAGGCGAAGATTGCGGTTGGCGTGGCCATGCTTGAGGAGTCCGTAGAGGAGACCGTGCAGGACATCGTGGGCCTACACATCGGGAGCCGTGTGCGGCAGAACCCTGATGAGACCACCGAAGAGATGTTCGACAAGGCCTTCGACGAGATCTTCGAGAGCAACATGCTGCACCTTTACGATGCCTTCGCGGAATCCGCTGAAGACCGTTTGCTGGCCAAGCTCGGCTATATGGCTGACGTGGAAGGCTGCAAGGCCATCGTACTGGACCATATCTCGATTGTTGTCTCTGCCATGGATGGTGAGAGCGACGAACGCAAGATGATCGACCGTCTCATGACCAAACTGAAGACCTTCGCCAAAACAAAGAACGTCGTCGTGTTCGTCATCTGTCACTTGAAGAACCCTGACAAAGGCAAGCCTCACGAAGAGGGGCGCCCGGTCACCGCTACGGACCTTAGAGGTTCTGGGGGTCTCCGTCAGTTGAGTGACACGATCATCGCTGTGGAACGGAACCAGCAAGGGAAGAACCCCAACCTGATCCGCTTCAGACTCATCAAGTGCCGCTTCACGGGGGACACTGGTGTGGCTGGCTACATGGAATACGACAAGGTTTCTGGCCGACTCGTAGCGAAACCTAAAGGGTGGTCACCGAGCACTGAGGACGATGAGCCCTCGGACTGGAAAGGCCACGAAGAACCCAACGACTTTTAAGGAGAGCCATTATGAGCATCGTCAAACTGTACACCTACGTCCTGACCAAACTGCAAGTGTCCCTCGTGCTGGCCTCGGCCAAGTCGCTGAAGAAGTCGGAAGCCAAGTTCGATAAGGCCACTGGGGTCATGCGCAAGGCTATCAAGGAGTCCGGCAAGCTGGACAACGAGGGCACTTTGGCTGCCCTGGAAAGTACCCAACTGGCCGACCGTGCCGCCAAGCTGAAAGCCCTGTTGTGATGTGATTCAAGGGTCTCCCGAAAGGGGACCTTTTGATCAACTCACCAGACCCTCAAGGAGACCTTTATGGACCTTCAAGATGTACGCAAGTTTGTTCGCAAAGGCGATGACGCCTCCAAGCTCCTTGAGAGTCTGGGTTACTCGTATGAAAGCTATCAGAGCGCTCCTCCAAAGTGGATCAAGGTAAAGGAAGACCCTCTCGCTCCCATCGTGGCATCCGTAGAGAAACTGTTGGGTGACCTCCAGGCTCCGTTGCTTGCCAAGATCAAGGAAATGAAAGCTGAATCCCAGGTGTTAAAAGTGGGCGACTGCTTCAGTGTCGGCGACATCAGGTACGTACCGGCATCCCACAAGTTTCGGCTTAACGAGGTGCTGTGGCGAGGTCGAAAGTTCGTGGCGCGAAGCGTTGAGAATCACCTCACCTACGGCCAGATCGTAAGGTTTGGTTTCAATAGTGAGAACACAGGCTACTGGCTGCCAGTGAAGGCGGTCGATAAACGATAAAGGAGACCCATGTTAATTTCAGACATCGAGGCAAATGGACTCCTCGACAAGCCAGACCTGAGGTTCCACTGTGGTGTGACTGAAGACTACTTCACTGGCGAGACCATCAGCTACAGACCCGATGACGTGCTTGCGTACATCAGGGCTCTTGAAATGGAAGCGGCGAAGCCTGACGGTCTCATCGTGTTCCACAACGGGATCAAGTACGACATCCCGGCCCTTGATCGCATGAAGCGAGAACTCACGGGCAAACGTATCAACATCCCCCGAAAGCGCATCCTCGACACCCTCGTGTTGTCCAGGCTGATGCACTCGAATCTCAAGGAGACCGATGCGGGTCTCTTACGCCGTGGGATCATCCCCGGTGCCCGTTACGGTAGCCACGCCTTGGAGGCTTGGGGTTATCGTCTGGGTGAGATGAAGGGCGAGTACAAACACGACTTCAAGAAGGCCGTAGAGGCTTCTGGCGAGATCTACGAGGACGGCACTGAGTGGCTGTGCTTCAACGAAGACATGATGGATTACTGCGTACAGGACGTTCGCGTAACCACCAAGTTGATCCGCAAGTTCCTTGAAGATCCGTACTACTTTGCGAGCCCTGAGGGGATCAGAGCGGTACGGTTGGAGCACGACGCAGCATGGACGCTGGCCCAGATGGAACGTAACGGTTTCCCGTTCAATGAGGAGGGCGCTGAACGCCTCTACATGGAACTGGCAGCCCGTCGTTCGGATCTTCTGGTGAAGTTGATCGACACGTTCGGTCAGTGGTACGAGCCTAAGGGTGGTTCACAGCCGTTCCCTCATCCGACAACCGGAAAGCCGCTCGACAAGTACGCATTCGTGAAGGTCGCTAAGGCCGGATCGCCTGACTACAACGCTGACGGAAAGACTCTCAATAAGCAGCTCTACGTTGCTGGCTGTATGTACACGCCGATCCAATTGGTGGTGTTCCAGCCCACGAGTCGTCCGTGCCTCATCAAGGTCCTTAAAGACGCTGGATGGGAACCCACGGAGTTCACTGATAAGGGCGCCCCTGTTGTAGACGATGAGACCCTTGAGGGTGTTGTCGTAGATGATGAGAACAAGATGGCCTGCATCAAGCTGATCCAAGAGTACCTCATGGTGCAGAAACGGATCGGCCAGATCGCTGAGGGTGACAAGGCGTGGCTCAAGTACATCGGACCTGATGGTTTCATTCACGGTTCGATCAACCCCAACGGTGCCGTAACGGGCCGTGCGACCCACAGCTATCCCAACATGGGTCAGGTGCCAGCCGCTAAGAGCCCGTATGGGTCTGAATGTCGGTTCCTCTTTGGGGCAACCTACGCCAAGCACTTACCGGGCTGGGAACAGGTCGTACAGGCTGGTGTGGATGCCTCTGGGCTTGAGCTTCGTTGCCTGGGACACTTCGGTGCCAAGTTCGACGAAGGTGCTTATGTCCTTGAGGTCCTCGATGGTGACGTGCACTGGGCCAATGCGCTCTCTGCTGGCATCGTTCCTGCTGGGACCATTCGGGACAAGAAGAGTCATCAGCATGATTCGTGGCGGGACAACGCGAAGACGTTCATCTATGCGTTCCTTTACGGAGCCGGTGACGCCAAGATCGGGTCCATTGTGGGTGGTGGTGCAAAGCGTGGTAAGGAGCTGAAGAAGTCCTTCCTTGAAAACACCCCAGTCATCAAGTCCCTCAAGGATTCCTTGGAGGACGCCCTAATCATTTCCCAGTCGTACAACCGGGTGACCAAGAAGTACGACATCAAGTGGAAGCGTCGGTGGATCAAGGGCCTTGACGGTCGCAAGATCCACGTCCGGTCGGCTCACAGTGCCCTCAATGCTCTCCTCCAGTCCGCTGGGGCAGTCATCTGCAAGGCATGGGTCGTTGAGGTTGAACGCATCCTGTTGGAAGAACACGGTCTTCGTCACGGCTGGATGGTGATGAACGACGACGGAACAGAATCTGTCGGTGACTTCTGCTTCATGGCTTGGGTTCACGATGAACTCCAGATCGCTGCACGGACGCCTGCCATTGGTGAGCTGATCCTTGAAGTGTCCAAGAAGGCAATACGAACCATCGGCGAGTCCTTCGACTTCCGGTGCCCATTAGATACAGACGGCAAGATCGGCCCAACGTGGCGCGAATGTCATTGACTCCTGATCATCTACTGGGAAGTTCTTCGGAACTCTTCGCGGCCTCTCGATTCGTCCGTAAAGGCCACTGCGTCTATTTCCCAGCGATGTCCCAAAGTAAAGCGGACTTCGTTGCGGATGTTGACGGGAAGCTGGTCAAGGTACAGGTCAAGAGTGCCACCCGTTTCAATCCTAAGTATCCCCACTTAATTCAAGTGCGACTTGGAGGTTCAGGAAGAACCCGATACGAGCCCGAGGACTTTGACCTGTTGGCCATTGTATTTCAGGACCGACTCTGGGTTATTCCGACCACTGATGTAGACATCACGCAATGCTCAATGAGCTTCTCGATGGATAACGTCAGTGGCAGGAAGCTCAAGGTGGATCTTTCAACATACGAATGGAGGCAATGATGGGTCCCTACTTGAAGGTCCTGTACGACATCAAACGAGAAGCACGAACCTTTCAATCGGACTTCTATCGCCGCAACGCTGCACTGGTCTCTGAGGCAGCTTCCCGTGGCCACATCTCGTGCATTCGCACCGATGGCCGGAACATGGGCGTGTGGAGTCTCACAACGAAGGGGCAAGTGTTCCTGTCTGACCATGGAGGTGCAGTGTAATGAGTAACAAACCACGGATGGTAATCGGTCTGGGCCTCGACCTCGACTATCTGATCTTCAGTTCCATGTCTGCCGCTGAGTCGGAGATGGACTGGGGTGACGACGTATGGACACTTGAGTGTGACCACAAGAAGGCCCGAGGGATTCTCTTCGGGACCATCAAGACCATCACCAAGGATATCGAAAAGGCCCTGCTGAAACAGTGGCCCAAGCTCAAGGATTACGAGCTGGTCTTTAAGGACCTGGCGATCCTGTCGGGTGAGAACAACTGGCGCAAGGATGTGCTTGAGAGCTACAAGGCGAACCGCAAAGGAAAGCGTAAGCCTGTGGGTTACCCAGCGTTCTGCGAGGCCATCATGGACCACTACGGCCCTGAGGTGACCTTTAAGTGGGACGGTGTGGAAGGTGATGACGTACTGGGTATTCTGGCTACCAAGCCGGAACTTGCAGGATGCGACCGAGTAATCATCATCTCGTGTGACAAGGACTTCAACACGATCCCCGGTTACTTCTACTGGCTGACCAATAAGGTCCTCGTGAAGAACTCTGAGGATGATGCCGATCACTGGCACATGCTTCAGACCCTCATGGGCGACACCACGGATGGCTATGGTGGCGTTCCCCAGGTCGGTAAGGAAACCGCCTTGGAATTTCTCAAGGACCCTCAGTATTTCTACGAGGCCACTAAGGTCATGAAGTCCGGCCCACGGAAGGGCCAAGAGGTGACCTGCTGGTCTTCGTGTAAGGCTGGTGATGAGGAGTGGGATATGTTCCAGGGTCCGTCTCTGTGGCGCTGCCTTGTGTCCCTCGCTGCATCAAAAGGCATGTCCGAGGAAGACCTCCTTGTTCAGGCTCAAGTGGCTCGTATTCTGCGAGCTTCGGATTGGGACTTCGACACCCTGAAGCCAATCCTTTGGACACCTCAGTACACCCATTGAGCTAATCCACTGTAGGCCATTCCGGTGATGAGGAAATTAAAAACCCTCACCTACACCGAGAGTGGCCTATGGGGTTGAAACTTAAAACTTAAAGGAGACCCTTATGCTGAAGGAAATTCAACACTTCATTGACCACCCGGACGACATCCCAGATATCCCTCCAGCCTCCTCGCAGTACCTTCAGGTGCGCCTTAACCCGGCCTACTTGATCCGTACAGGGGTCCTTGAAGAACTCCAAAAGGCGGGCAAGTCGGAGCAATGGATTCTGGGGTTCCTTGAATGCTGCACATCCGTCTGTGAAATCGTTGAACTCATGGAGGAGTCGCAGAAGCAACCGGAAGAAGAACAGGAGGAGTGACTCGATGTGCTTCAAGTCCAAAATGAAACAACCTAAGGTCTCTGACCAACAGGCAGCACCACAGCCGATGCTCTTAGAGGCCCCGAAAGGTGCTGAGTTCGGTGATGGTGCAGATGACACCACGAACAACGCTGAGACCACCTCGGGCCTTAAGAGTCTGAAGGTCGAGAAGTCAGACGTTGAGAAGGGTGATGGGTCTCAGACGGCAGTCGCAACCGACACGGGCGCAAGTACCGTTAAGGACATCAAACCAAAAGCATCGCCAGCAGTGAAGCGGGCTTTGAAACGTTAAGGAGGACCTGATGGGTTTTTTCAAGAAGATCAAAAAGGCTGTATCCAGTGTCACCAAATCCATCTCCAAGGCTACTGGTCTCCCTGACCCGGTTGGCGATGCGCTGAACAAGGCCGAAGAGAAACCGGCTGCGGTCGCTCAGGCTCCTCAACAGCAAGCCGCACCGGCCCCTGTGGTCACCCAGGTTACTAACGAGACGGCCAAGAAGGACTCTGAGGGCACCGACGAAGGTGACACGGAAGCTGCCAAGAAGGCCGCTGCTGCACGTGGCAAACGTTCGTTGTCTGTGGCCCGGTCGAGTGGTACTGGCCTGAACTTGTAAGGAGGCAATGACCCATGGCAGAAAAACGCCAAGGGCTTGCCGAAGAAGGAGCCGCACCAATCTACGAACGGCTCAAATCGGATCGAGCCCCTTACGAAACTCGTGCAGAGAACTGTGCGAAAGTCACCATCCCCTCCCTGTTCCCGAAGTCCTCGGACAACTCGTCAACTGACTACGCGACCCCGTATCAAGCGGTAGGTGCTCGTGGTCTGTCGAACCTGTCGGCCAAGGTGATGATGGCGTTGTTCCCTCTTCAGAGCTGGATGAAGTTGAAGGTCTCCGAATGGCAGGCCAAGCAACTCGTTACGGACCCTGAAGAACTCGCAATGATCGAACAAGGCCTGGGCATGGTCGAGCGAATCATGATGTCCTACATGGACGCCAACAGTTACCGTGTGACGCTCTTTGAGCTGATCCGTCAGTTGGTCCTTGTGGGCTCTGGTCTGATCTATCTGCCACCGCCTGATACTTCAGCCAATGGGTACAACCCCATGAAGCTGTACACGCTCCATAACCATGTTGTCCAGCGTGATGCGTTCGGCAACGTGCTACAGATCGTGACCCTCGACAAGGTGGCCTTTGCGGCCCTCCCTGAGGACATCCGTACTTCCCTGGACGGCGATCATAAGCCCGAAGAGGAAATCGAGGTTTACACCCACATCTATCGTGATGATGAGTCGGGTGACTTCCTGAGCTATCAAGAGATTGACGGCCAGGAGATCGAAGGTACAGACGGCCAATACCCTGGCGACGCTCTCCCCTGGATCGCCGTAAGGTGGACCAAGCGGGACGGTGAGCACTATGGTCGGAGCCACGTAGAGGAATACCTCGGGGACCTGAACTCCCTTGAGAACCTTCACGAGGCCATGATTAAGTTCTCGATGATCGCTTCCAAAGTGATTGGCTTGGTGAACCCTAACGGGATCACTCAGGTCCGTCGTCTCGTGAAGGCACAGACCGGTGCATTCGTGCCAGGACGTAAGAGCGACATCGAGTTCCTCCAGCTGGACAAGGCCGCTGACTTCAGTGTCGCCAAGTCCGTAGCGGATGCCATTGAGGCGCGCTTGAGTTACGTCTTCATGTTGAACAGTGCAGTGCAGCGCCAAGGTGAGCGAGTGACCGCCGAAGAGATTCGGTATGTTGCCAGCGAACTGGAGGCGACCCTTGGTGGTGTCTATTCGATCCTGTCCCAAGAGTTGCAACTGCCCATCGTTCGGGTCCTCCTTAACCAGCTCCAGGCCACCTCTCAGATCCCTGACCTCCCTAAAGAGGCCGTGGAGCCAACTGTGAGTACCGGTGTGGAAGCATTGGGCCGAGGCCAGGACTTCGACAAGCTGACTCAGTACCTTCAGGCACTCGCTATGGTGGCCCCACTGGCAGCCGACCCGGACCTGAATACGGCCACCATTAAGATCCGCCTTGCTAACGCCATCGGTATCGACACGTCCGGCCTCTTGCTCACTCCAGAAGATAAGGCACGTCGTCAAGCTGAACAGGCAGTGGGAACCGGTATGGACAACATGGCGGCAACTGCTGGTCAAGGCGCTGGCGCTCTCGCTACGGTAGACGAAGGTGCAGCCTCAGGGGCCATGGACGCCGCTGGGGTATCACTCTGATTTAAAAACCCTCACCTACACCGAGACACATCGGACCTTGGCGAATCGCTGAGAGGACCCAATGTGTCTCAATAACCCTTTAGGAGACCTTAATGTCTGAATCCCCTTATGCTCAGTTTGGCGTTCACAATGCTGTAATCACTGGTGACACGATTGACGATCACCGTCAGGCAATGCTTGCGATGGACGTATCGGCCCGTGATGGTGACGACTCCATCGAGCTGACCGGCAATGACTCTCAGGTCTCCCACGAGGAGGAAGATGAGGGTCGGATGGAAGTCTCGATTAACACCGAAGGCTCCACCGATGATGAAACCAACGAAGCGGATCAACTGGAGGTCGGTGATGAAACCGACGAACAGGAGCCAGCCCTCGAAGGTGAATTCGAAGTACTGCCTGAACCCGACGCTGAACTGGTAGCTGCTGTTACCCAGATCGGTGAGTACAGCAATGGTTTCGCAGAGATGCGCGGCAAGGCTGTAGCTGATGGTCTGCCACAGGACGTGGCTAACCGTATCGAACAGGAGTACGAGAACGACAACGAACTCTCGAAGGACTCGTATGAGCAACTGGCCAAGGCTGGTTACTCGAAAGGTTTCGTTGATAGCTTCATCCAGGGGCAGGAAGCCCTTGCAGAAACCTACGTTGCCAAGATCGTGCAGTACGCTGGCGGTGAAGCCAAATTCAACGCCATTGTGGCACACATCAAGGCGACCAACCCGGACTCGTTGGACACCCTCTATGAGGCCATCGAGCGGCAAGACCTGAAGGCGATCAAATCGACCATCAATCTGGCCACCTCGGGTCGTCAAGCGAAGTTGGGTAAAGCCCCAGCCCGTAACGTGGCCGCTAAGGCTCCGGCAAGCGGCGCTGTACGTGCTCAAGCCCCGACCGTTGAGAAGTACAAGTCGGCTGACGAGATGGTGGCGGCAATGTCCGACCGTCGTTATCAGACCGATCCGAAGTACCGTGAAAGCGTTCGGGCCAAAGTAGCCCTGATGTAACACTGGATTTAAAACCCTCACCAACACCGAGAGACTTAATGAGCCCATGAAGGGTTCGGGTCTCTCTGTGCCTAAAAATCAATACAAGGAGAGTAATCGATGGCATCTACTACAGGTCAACAAGTCGGTAAAGACAACGGTAAAGGCGTATCGAACTCCGATAAACTGGCCCTGTTCCTCAAAGTCTTCGGTGGCGAAGTTCTGACTGCGTTCAAGCGTCGTTCGGTCACCATGGACAAACACATGGTCCGCACCATTCAGAGTGGCAAGTCCGCTTCGTTCCCGGTAATGGGCCGTACCGCTGGTTACTACCTGGCACCGGGTGAGAACCTCGATGACAAGCGTGGCGAGATCAAGCACACCGAGAAGGTCATCACCATCGACGGCCTGTTGACCTCCGACGTACTGATCTTCGACATCGAGGACGCAATGAACCACTACGACGTGTCGAGCGAATACTCGGCGCAGTTGGGTGAAGCTCTGGCGATCTCCGCTGACGGCGCTGTACTGGCTGAAATGGCCAAGCTGTGCAACCTGCCTGCCGCATCGGACGAGAACATCGCCGGTCTGGGCAAAGCTTCCGTACTGGAAGTGGGTCTGGCTGCCAACCTGCTGGACCCGGAACTGCTGGGCAAGGCCATCCTGAAGCAACTGACTCAGGCCCGTGCCAAGCTGACCCGCAACTACGTTCCTGCCAGCGACCGTTTCTTCTACACCTCGCCGGAAAACTACAGCGCCATCCTGTCTGCGCTGATGCCGAACGCGGCTAACTACGCTGCACTGATCGACCCGGAAACCGGCAACATCCGCAACGTCATGGGCTTCGTGATCATCGAAGTGCCCCACTTGACCGTGGGCGGTTCGGGTGATGACCTCGCTGGCACCAACCGTAAACACGCCTTCCCGGCTGTGACCGCTGGCGATGTCCGTGTGGCCTCTGACCTGATGGTCGGCTTGTTCAGCCACCGTTCCGCTGTCGGCACCGTGAAGCTGCGTGATATGGCCCTGGAACGTGCCCGTCGTGCCAACTTCCAGGCTGACCAGATCATCGGCAAGTACGCGATGGGTCACGGCGGTCTGCGTCCTGAAGCTGCTGGCGCTCTGGTGTTTACAAAGGTCTGAGCACAGTCCCAGTCACTGGGGTGACAGTCTCACCGATGAATTCGACAGTGGCCGTAGGCTCGACTCGTAACATCGTCCCGACTGTCTCCCCAACTGATGCGACCGATAAGTCCGTCACTTGGGTCTCCAGCGTCCCGGCAGTGGCCTCAGTATCCAGCACTGGTGTTGCAACAGGCATCACAGCAGGAACCACAGTCATCACTTGTAAGACCGTCGATGGAAACTTCACGGCAACTTGCAACCTGACAGTGAGCTAAACCAAAACCCTCTGGGCTCCCTTAAGGGAATCTGGAGGGTTTTTTTTCGTAACCAAACAAGGAGGTTTATATGCGCTCAGTTGAGGCAACCCTTGAGTCCCCTGAGGAACTCTCGGCAATTAACGACATGCTTGGGGCCATCGGTGAGAGCCCCATCAGTTCCCTTGAAGGGGACTCGAACGCCGACGTAGCGAACTGCCGACGCATCCTGAACAAGGTCAATCGGGACATCCAGTCGAAGGGCTGGACGTTCAACATTGAGGAAGGCGCTGTGCTGACACCCGATGTCTTCTCGGGCTTTATCAACTACTCCTCGGACTACCTGCGGATGACCGTGGCCGGTGGGACCCCTTACGTCAAACGTGGGGAATACGTCTACGACCGGACCAACCTGACGGACGTGTTCACTGATGCCATTACGGTGGACCTGATCCGCCTTAAGGACTACTCGGAGATGCCTGAGTGCTTCCGTTCATGGATCGTTGCCAAGGCCAGCCAGCAGTTCAACATGCGGTTCTTCGGGGCCGGTGAGATTGAGGCAGCCTTGCAGACTGAGGTGGCTGAGGCCTATCGGTCCTGCATGGAATACGAGATGGACTTCGGCGACTTCAACATGCTGGATGGCGACGTGTTCGTTCAACAACTCACCCGCTAAGGAGGGCACGATGAGTCTCATTGCACAAAGTATCAAGAACCTCAAGGGAGGTATCTCTCAGCAGCCTGATATCCTTCGGTTCCCCAACCAGGGAGAGGCTCAGATTAATGGCTGGTCCTCGGAGTCTCAAGGGCTCCAGAAGAGACCACCCTCCACGTTCATCAAGCGCTTGGCGGCACCAGGGGCCTTTGGGGTCAAACCCTTAGTCCACCTTGTGAACCGTGACGCGACCGAACAGTACTACATGGTGATGACCGGGACCGGTGTGGCAGTCTATGACCTTGCCGGCAATCAGTACGCTGTGCGTGGGTACGATGGTTATGCCAACTCGGCTTCACCGCGCTCTGAGCTGCGATTGATTACCGTGGCCGACTACACGTTCGTTGTGAACCGTAAAACCGTCGTAAGGGCCTCTGGGGTCCCTGCCTGGAACGGTTACGGGTCTCTTCAGGACCGGGCCTTGATCGCAGTCCGTGGTGGCCAATACGGTCGGACCCTTCAGGTCATCGTAAGGATTGACGTAACGGATGTCCTGCTGGCGAACTACACGCTCCCTTCAGGTGTTGGGACCAACGCTGAGCTGCCCGCAATGGTCTCCGCAATGGATGCTCAAAGCATCGCCGTGGTCCTTGCTGGGCAGATCAACACCAATGGGGCCCCTTGGGGGATCACTGCGGTAGCCGGCCAGGGTTGGGTCCAAATCAGTAGAGCATCCGACTCAAGAATCGCCGGGGTCAAAACGGCTGATGGTTACGCTGACCAGTTGATCAATGGCTTCGTATATCAGGTTCAGTCCTTCAATAAGCTGCCTGCTCAGGCGCCTGACGGTTACATCGTAGAGATCACAGGAGAGGCTACCCGCTCAGGTGACAACTACTGGTCCCGCTTTGATGGTGCCGCCAAGGTGTGGCGCGAGATCGAGAAGCCAGGGATTGACCGTGGGATGAATCACGCGACCATGCCTCGTGCTCTGGTCCGTGCAGCAGACGGCAACTTCGACTGGGTTATGCCGAACTGGAACGTTCGAGCTGCTGGGGATGACAACACCAATCCACTGCCATCCTTCGTGGACGGGACGATCAACGATGTGTTCTTCTTTCGGAACCGCTTAGGCTTCCTGTCTGGTGAGAACGTCATCCTTTCCCGCACCTCTCGGTACTTCAACTTCTTCCCACCGAGTGTGGCGACCCTCAGTGATGATGATCCGATTGACGTGGCTGTCTCCCACAACCGTGTGTCGATCCTTAAGTACGCCGTACCGTTCTCGGAACAGTTGCTGCTATGGTCTGACCAAGCTCAGTTCGTTATGGCCTCCCAAGGTATCCTCTCGCCCAAGACGGTGGAGCTGAACTTGACCACGGAGTTCGACGTGCAGGACTCAGCGAGACCCTTTGGGATTGGTCGTGGTGTGTACTTCTCGGCTCCTCGTGCGGCCTATACGAGCCTCAAGCGTTATTACGCAGTGCAGGACGTGTCGGACGTGAAGAACGCTGAGGACGTATCGAGCCACGTTCCAAGCTTCATTGAGAACGGTGTGTTCAATATCCATGGGTCTGGCACCGAGAACTATGTGACCCTGCTGTCTGAGGGCGATGAACAGAAGATCTACATCTACAAGTTCCTCTTCATTGACGAAAAGATTGTCCAGCAGGCGTGGTCTTACTGGGAGTTCGGTGCAGTCAATCGAATCCTTGCCTGTGCATCCATTGGGTCCTACATGTACCTGATGGTTGACCGCGCTGAGGGGATCGTAATGGAGCGCATTGAGTTCACAGCGTTCACCAAGGACTTCATCCGGGAACCATATCGGACCTACATGGACGCCAAGAAGGAGCTTCAGTGTACGGTCTACGATGAGGACCTTAACCGTTCCTCGTTGAGCCTCACATCAGCGTGGGGAGGAATCCCAGCAGCATCCATTGTGGTGTACACCGTGGATACCCAAGGGGTCCTTGAGGCACACGAGGCCCCTACAGGTGGCTGGACGGTGAACCCTACGGTTTACCTTACGGGCGACCGACGTGGGCAGTGGTTCATCATGGGCCGACAGTTCACGTTCCAATACGAGTTCTCGAAGTTCCTCATCAAGAAGACTGCTGACGATGGGTCCACCGCAACGGAGGACATTGGGCGCCTACAGCTTCGTCGAGTGTGGTTGAACTATGAACGCTCGGGTGCCTTTGAGATCAACGTGAACAACGGGTCGGACACCGAGTTCGTTTACACGATGTCTGGCGGTCGCCTGGGTCATGACATTGTTCTCGGTGAGTTCTCACTGGGCACAGGTCAGTACAAATTCCCGGTCACAGGGAACGCCTTGAAGAACCGCGTAAGCATCTTCAGCTCGACCCCAAACCCGTTGAACATCATCGGCGGGGGCTTCGAAGGCAACTACATCCGACGCTCCAGCGGGATCTAAAACCCCTCACCTATACCGGATTCAAGGAGATTAACCGTATGATTCTTGTGGCAACCACTATGGAAATGATTGAGGAAGCCGCACGACTCATCTCGGCGAATGACTTGATCGAATTCCATCGCAACATCGAAGGACGTTCACTCCCCAAGGTCCTCGCAAAGTCTCTCGACGGGACCAGTCGGACCATCATCCACAACGGTAAGATCCTTGCTACGGGTGGCTCTAACGGCTGCCTGTGGTTCGTGACGACTACGTGGGTCGATGAGCTGACGTTGCGGGAACGCATCGAGATGCTGAGGCTCCTCAAAGAGCACCTTGCGTGGTGCCGGACGTGGATGGTCAAGGGAGAAATGACCAACTTCGTGTATGAACACAACGATAAACATCGGCGGCTGCTGGACGCCCTTGGAGCGACCTATGGGTTCTACCAAGAGTACAGTCCAGCGGGCCACCCGTTCCGTCAATTCTGGCTATAAGGAGGTCGCAATGTGCGAACCAGTTTCCATCGGCATGGCTATCGTAGCCGTAGCTGGTGCAGCTATGAGTGCGTCAAGTAAGGCCAAGGCCGAGGGGGCCGCTGAGGATGCTCGGCGCCTGGGTCAGCGTGAACAAGTCATCGCCATGAACCGTGCCGATAACGATATGAAGCTGGAGACCGTCGATAAGAACGATGAGGCTCGGGCACAGCTCACTGAGACCAACCTAACGGCCCTTCGCAATCGAGGGACCATCAGGGCAGCCATTGGTGAGTCAGGCCTGGAAGGGAACACGATGGACCGCCTACAGAATGCTGTGGAGAATGAATCCTCAGCCAATAAGGTGGCCATCTTGGACAACTATGATCGTGACTATGCGACCATCTTCCAGAACCGTGTAGCTAACGTTGAACAGACCAAGGCCAACCTTCGTGGGTCCACCAGTGCTGTACGTGGGTCCAAGATCGCTGATGCACTCAACATCGTATCGGCAGGCGTAGGAGGTGCGGCGGCGGGCTCCACCATGTCATCGGCTATGAAGTCCTCCAAGGGCACAACCACCACCACAAGGAGCGTGTAATGGCTTCAGCAATCGGGCAGGCGCTCGGCAGTATCCAGCAACAGGGTGATGTGGGTTATCAGGCCAAAGGTCGTGTAGCCTCCATTGGGGCCTCTCAGGTCTCCGCACCACGAGGGTCTAACGGTCTCGCTGAGTCCATGAAGACCTTTATGTCAACCAGCGTGGAGGCCTTCGGGCAGTACGAGGCCATTCAGCGCAAGACAGCCGATGAGCGCTCTAACGAGATCATCCGGTCGATGACCCCTGAGCAACGTCGTGCAGCCACTCAAGACGGGACCCTGTTGTACAAGGATGACCCGATGGCCATGATGCAGCTCAGCGAGAAGACTGGCCGTAACGCTGCCTACGAGGTTGACTCGGAGATCCAGACGAAGGTCCAGGCTGGCCACTTCAAGACCACCAAGGAGATGCAGGAGTACCGTCAGACCCGCCTTGAGGATGTCCGGCTGAAGTATGCTGAGTCCTCGGGCATTGATCCTAACGATACCAACTACAAGCGTGGTTTCGACTCCGACATCACCCAGCGTAATGCTGCCCTGTACGACATCCAGAACCAGCACATCTCGAAGAACCTTGAGGCCCAAGCGGCCTTGGAGGCTCGTAACGATCTTCAACCGATGATGGCGGACCCTAAGATCCTCGGGTCGAAGGATGGTGCGTACATCGTTGGCAACTACATCAACCAGGGCTTGCAGAACGGTGGGTTTCCATCGGACAAACAGGCTGTGGACTCCATGGTCATGCTGGCCAATGATGCGATCACCAAGGACGGTGGTGGTGAGTTCCTGAAGAACTTCGGACAGCAGAAGATCAAGGTGCTTGGCGGTGAGCAATCCGTTGAGAACCTCTTAGGCCCCGAGGTCTATCAGAACCTCATCACCAAGGCGAACACCGAGGCCTACTCTCGGAACGCTAAGCGCACTGAAGGGTTCATGCTGGGTCTCGCTAATGCGACCGCTGATGCTGATCCTGCTGCTGGCTGGCAGAAGCTCAACAAGCTCGAACAGGAAAACAACTGGGTCCAACAGGGCGACCAGATGACTCCTCAACGGCAGATGCTCATCCAGGCCAAGGCGTCCATGATCGAAGCCGTTAAGCGTCAGTCCTTGGTGGCCAATAAGGAACTCGAAACGAGGACCCAAGCGGACAACCGCCTGATGGTCATCGATCAAGCCTACGAGCGCCGTCAGGCCGGTGAGAACATCTCGGTCAACCCTAAGTTCCTCCCTGTGGATGCCAACACTGGAGAGTACAAGGACAGCGACATGGCGACCTATGCAGCCAAGAAGTTGCAGATGATCGACGCCATGGGTATCCCTCAGGAACAGAAGGACCAGATGAAGCTCGGTAAGCTGCAAGCCGACTACGAGAAGGGACCCTTCAAGGCTGCCTTCAAGACCCTAATCGACGACTCTGCGAACGAGTGGGCCGGTGCTGTGGTTCGTGGCGACTCCTCGGGCTTCAAGCGCATCACTGAGCTTCAACGGGTCTACGCACAGAATCCATCCCTCATCAGTCAGCTCTACCCTGAGCAAGCGGGTCTATTGGCCAAGTTGGACTTGATGACTTCGATGGACCTCGACCCGAACATCTTGATTGCCCAGGAGGCCAGCAAGAAGGGCCAGTCCACGGATGAGCGTAAATTCGCTGATGAGCAATGGGCAGCCGTGAAGAACGATTCGTCCAGCCCTGAGCTGACCAACCTTCCGGCCCAGTTCGAGACCATCGGACGTGCTGTGTATGACGCTCACCGTAGCCTTACCGGTGACTCTACAGCGGCCTCCCGTGCCGTGACTGAGTACCTCAAGAAGAACACCGTGTCGTTCAGTGAGGACCGTGGCTGGGGCAAGGCCACTGATGCCCATGGGATGCTCGCAAAGGCAGACCTTCAGGTGGACCCAGATAACACCCAGTCCTGGGAAGCGGGTCGCCAGATCATTGACGACACCCTTGTGGGCCTCGCTAAGGATTCGGTATGGGGCGCAACGGGTCGGAGCGTCACAGCCTCGAACGGGAACATCGTTATTCACTCCTTCAATGGCCAGCGTATGACCATTTCTAAGGAACAGTTCCAGACGATCTACAAGGAACGTCAGGCCGCCGAGACCCTTAAGCGGGACAAGGAAGCCACTGAGGCGGCGATGAAGCAGCAGCAGGATTACGAGACGTTCAAGAACGGTGGCATCTACAACCGTGGAGGTGCCGCCACGAAACGATAACCAAAGGAGAACTCAATGAATCGCGATGAAGAATACGCAGCACTCCAGAAGTCGGGTACGCCTTACGATGGGATGATCCGTGATGCAGCGGATCGGAACGAAGTCAGCTACGAATACCTCCACAAAAAGATCTTCAACGAGTCCAGCTTTAACCCTAACGCCCGGTCCCCAACGGGACCCCGTGGTCTCGGTCAGTTCACTGAGAACACCGGCAAGGCCTATGGGTTGAACACCGAAGAGGACTTCTATAACCCTGAGAAGTCCATTGATGCAGCCGCTCGGTTCACCAAGGACCTTGTGGGGAAATACAACGGTGACTACCTCAAGGCAGCCCTTGCGTACAACCAAGGGGAAGGCCGTTTGGGCGCCCCTCAGTTGGCCGCACTGGACGCTGGAGATCTCTCGAAGATCTCCGATGAGGGCCGCAAGTACATGCAGAACCTCGTGAGTGTCGCCGGGGATTCCCCATCGGCCAAACTGTTCCAGGGCCTGGGGGTGACCAATCCAGGCATCTCCCCAAAGGCTCCAGCCGTCGCGTTCGCTGATGCAACCCAAGGCGTGACGGCAGCCCCTAAGGTCCAACGTGGGGTTCTCCCTGAGTTGGGCAACATGGGCGTAAAGGGACAAGAACCAGACACCCAACGTGCAGACTTTGCACAGACCGAGTTCGATCACCGGAAGGCCCCTCAAGGTTGGTTCGAGGGCACCGGGGATGCGATCCAGGCTGAGCTATTCACCAGCTCGTTGGGCCAGCTTATGCGAAACGTTAAGATGGACATCGTGGACCCGGTTGACTGGGCAAAGTCCTACGACACCAACACGTGGGATGACTCTGACTTCCAACAGATGCGGGACGCAGGGATCAATCCGAAGATGTATGGCTTCGTTGTGGATTACACCCGTGGCAACCGTGCAGCGATCCCTCAGGGCATCCAGCTCGCCAAGGAGAACATGGAGGCGCAGAAGCGCTTCTATGACACCTCTACATCTGCCCAGGTGGTGGCGGGTTTTGCGGGTGCTGGTGTGGACCCACTGACCTACGTTCCCATCCCAGGCGCTACCGGGGCCAAGCTGATCAACAAAGTGGTAAAGACCGGCCTGTACTCGGGTGGTCTCGCTATGGCCTCTGAAGGTCTCCGTGAGCAAACCACAGGGATTGAAGGACACTATGCGACCGCAATGGTCGGTGGTGCCTTGATCGGTGGTGGGATGACTGCCCTGATCGACCGTATCGCCTCCCGTGCCTTCCCTTTGGGTCGCACTGAGATGTCCGATCAGGCCCTGGAGTCCACCTTAGCGCGCCATGGCGAGTCGGCAATGCCTAACGAGTATGCTGGTCCCTCTATGCGCCTTGAGGCCCGTGAGACTGCCCGTCAGGTCGGTGCTGAGGACCCCTCGAAGATGGGCTGGCATGACTCTGATCAGATCATGGAGTGGAATGGCCACAGTTGGGTAGACCATCCAAGTGAGGCTGGTGCAGTACGGATGCCTGATGGCTCTGTGCTGTCTGGCGGCTCCCCGATCAACCCGAAGACCATTGCGATGGCCTCGGCCCTGGAGCCTGAAGCAGACCGTGCAGCTCGTGGGGCAACCATGGGTGGGTTCACTGAGATCGGGTACACGTTGAACCGCTCGGAGAACCCAGCAGTGCGGGACATCGGCAATCAACTGTTCCGCTCCACCACAGGGACCGTCTCGGGCTCTAACGGTAAGTTCGGGGCGACTGCCTCGGACATCATTGAGCGTATCCGTGGCCAGGATCACGTCAGCTACAACAACATCGTCTCAGCAGTACACGAGGCAATTGACGATGTGCGCTATGCGAACTCTAAAGGTGGCCGTAAGGCAGACATGGAGTTGGCCTATCGTCGTGTCTCTGAGGCCCTTGAGGATTCCACTGGGGCCAAGAAAGGCCAGTTGGCACCGGGCGAGCTGAAACTCATGGAGGCCTTGAAGACCCACTTCGACCGTAAGCTGGACCTGTTGCACAACCCTGCTCAGTTCGGTAACCCTCGGGCCACCAACGTCCTGGGAGCCACTCGGCATGAAGGGTCGTACATCCCTAACGTCTACTCGGATGCAGCCAAGAACATCTACACGGCTAAATTCGGGAGCAACGAGGGCTTGCAGACAGCCATTATGGAGAGCTGGATGGCCTCCTACGCTTCCCGGCCAAACGTGAAGGCTCGTATTGATAAGATGATCGCTGAATCCAACAAGGGCAAAGTAATGACCCCTCAGGCGATTCAGGAAGCAGTCGAGACCTACGCCAAGAATAAGGCCTACGGTATCAGCCACACGAGTGAGTTCAACCGTTCCCACTTGGTGGACGATCAGGTTACTGGGTTGGTGGGTGCTGAGAACAATAACTTTCTCGAAGGTCGTCACCTCTTCGACTCGGACGTGTCCGTTTCATTGAGTGATGGCACCACCTTTGCGGTGAACGACCTTCGAGACTTCGACCTGACCCGTATCACCCCAAGCTACGACCGCCGCGTGAACGGTGACATCGGCATCATGGGGGCCACCGGTAAGTCCACTGAGGCCTTGAAGGATCAGATCGTGGCCATGGGTATCGGCAAGAAGAGTTCGAAGGAACAACGGGCCCTGGAGGACGGCGTGAAGCTTCTGACAGGACGTGCCCGTAGAGACCCTGATGGTGAGCTGGCCACCTTTGCCCGTGCTGTGACCGACCTGAGCTTTGTCGCTAAGAACGCCTACATGGGCATTCAAGGTCTGACCGAGACGGCTGCACTTGTCACCAAAGGTCACACCGCCATGCTGCTCAAGGGTATCCCTGTGTTGCGTGACATGATGACCTGGGGCGCCAAGATCGACGCTAAGAATCTCCGTGAAATGCACGGTCTGGTCTTCGGTCGTGAACTGGATGACCTGATTCGTCCGTCCCGTCAGGACATCATTATGCGTCTTCGTGACCATGCTGATTCCGGTCCTGTGGCGTCGTCCGTAATGGGCACCTTTAAGTGGGCCACTGGGGAACTCTCCGCTCGGAGTCCGTTCACCAAGTTCCTCATCGAGTCGTCCAACTACATCGCCGATGCGGGCCGTCAAGGGTTCCTTATGGAACTGGTGAATCACACCTACGGCAAGAAGGGTGCAGGTCAGGGTCTCGCAACGAACCTCTTCGACGAGAAGCGGCTTCACTCCCTGTCCATCTCACCGGCCCAGTTCAAGGACATGCAGGATCTCATCAAGGTAGCCACCAAGATGGGCCCGGACGGCAAGGTGACCATTACTGATCGCAAGGCCTTCCAGTCCAATCCCGCTTCCATGGACATCTGGCGGATGGGCGACAAGCTGGCCGATGAGACGATTCTGCGCCCACACAAACTGTCCTCACAGGACACCGTGGCTTATGGTGCTGGCGTCAAGATGGCCATGCAGTTCAAGAACTTCACCATGCGCTCCGTAAACGCTCGATTGGTCCGTGGCTTCCATGACAGCACCAAGAACAGTCGGGCAATCGACCAGACCATGCAGGCAATCATTGCTACAGGGATGGCCACAGGGATGTATGCAGCAATGAAGTACGCCCAGTCCTCTACGATGCCACCACGAGATCGTGAGAAGTTCCTTAAGCAGGCATTGGACCCGAGTATGCTGGCCTACGCGGCCCTATCACGGTCGTCCCACATCGGGGCACCCTTGGGTCTCGCCAACATGATCGCGGCACCCCTGGGGTTCGATCAGGCCGCTATGGTCCGCTCCTCCATCCTCCCGCGTCCTAAGCAACAGAAGGAACCAGGGGCGATGAAGTACAAACCTACCCAGTCGGACGTATTCACTGGATTTGCTGGACGTGTTGGTGACCAGATCCCAGCCGTCGGTTTCCTTGGATCTCTGGGCCAAGCCGGTTACAACGCCTTTGGTCTCACAGGTTCGAAAGGTCGCCGTAGCGATCAGGAGTACATGACCGGGATGTACAACGGCCTTCGCGGAATCATCCCGAATGACCCAGCTTCGCAGTACCTCTTGATGAAAATCATGGAAGACCAGGGTATCGAGATCCGCAAATAAACCCTCACCTATACCGAGGCGCTCACACAGGCCTCCACACGATCCAAGGAGGAACGTATGGCTACACCTAAAACAGTCCTGACGTACCAGCTTAATGGGGCCCAAAAGGACTTCAATATTCCCTTCGAATACCTGGCACGTAAGTTCGTCCAAGTGACCCTTATTGGTACAGACCGCAAGACCCTCGTACTGAACACCGACTATCGGTTCTCGACCCGTACCACGATCACCACCACGCTCGCCTGGGGTGCCGGTCAGGGCTACACATTGATCGAGATCCGACGGTACACCTCGGCCACCGAGCGCCTTGTGGACTTCTCGGACGGTTCGATCCTTCGCGCCTACGACCTGAACACTGCCCAAGTACAGTCCCTGCACATTGCCGAGGAAGGCCGCGATATCGCCACTGATACCATCGGTGTGGACACCAGTGGCAACCTTGATGCACGGGGGCGCAAGATCATTAACTTGGCAGATGCTGTCCTGCCTGGGGACGCCGTAACCTTTCGCCAGGAACAGGCATGGGGTCAGTCAGCACTAAATCAAGCGATTGCGTCTGCCAACAGTGCCGCCGTAAGTCAGGCTTCACGGCTCGCCGCTGAGTCTGCACGGGACGCTGCCACAGTCTCGAAGAATGCCTCCGAGGTATCCAATCTGTCCTCCAAGGATTGGGCTACGAAAGCTGAGGACGTTGTAGTGTCTGGTGGCCTGTATTCGAGCTATCACCATTCCAGAAAGTCGGCGGCGTCCGCTGTTACTTCAGCAACTCAGGCTGGTATTTCGGCAACTCAGGCTGGTATTTCGGCAACTCAGGCTGGTATTTCGGCAACTCAGGCCGGGCTTTCTGGGGCCTCTGCCACTGCAAGTCAGGCGGCGAAGAGTGGAGCCGAGGCGGCGCGCGACGTGGCTATTTCTGCCGCTGCTGCCGCTGCCGGGGTAGGAGCTGATTTTATTTCAGGACTGATCCCTTCCCGTGATGCTACTAACGCATTGTCCATTACTGTGTCATCTGGCATTGCTGTGATCCCTTCAACTGGGAAGCTTCTACAGGTGCCATTGAGTGGCCTTACAGCGGTCCTCGGGTCAACCACCGTCAACACGTGGTACTACGTCTACCTCTACGACTCGGGTACTAACGCCCCAGCTTTGGAAATCTCTACGACTGCCCCTGTCATTTACTTCGGGACTGCGCGATCTAAGACAGGAAACACTACCCGTAGATACCTGTGTTCCCTCCGCAGCAAGTCGTCGGGGAGCGGGTTTATGAACTTTGCATGGACCCCTCAGGGGACTATCGAGTACCTCGAAAGTATTAACGCTTCTCCGTTCCGGGTACTCAACCAGGGGGCGCCCTCTGTGGGGGTAGGGTACGTTGTAGATGTGAACACTGTAGTTCCACCAACAACTACATGGGTAGGGCTTATGCTTACCCTTCCAACAGCGGCCAGTATCTATGATGCCTATCTCTCCTCATCTTATGGTGATGGCACGACAGTGCAGCGAGCATTCTCTGGAGGTGGACCTGTTGCGTCCCGTGCGTTCACGCATATGCCAACAAGTGCGGGGCGCCAATTAGTCTGGAAAGTGTCGGCCATCCCAGCGGGACATGCGGTGACCCTCGACGTATTCGCATATGGCAACGAACGATAACAGGAGGAGATTGAAATGGACTTCAACGAAGGGGCGGTACGTGCTGCCCCTATCGTCGGTGCTGTTGGTGCCGACACTTGGGCTGGTCTAAAGGGACTGCCCCTGCACGAGCTTTTCTACATCGTCACTATCGTTTACACCGTCGTCCAGTTGGCCTTGGTAATTTACAAGACCGTCAGGGAAGAACGACGCAAAGACAAGGAGTAGTCAAAATGTCCCAAGATATGCGTAGTGCCCTTGAGGTGCTCTTAGAGTTGCTCGACACCGAGAAGGCTCAGTACCTGTTGGCCGACCTGAGGAACGACGAAAAGCGTACCCCTCAGCTCTATGCGGCAATCGACAAGCTGTTGACCCGTCACGCCTTCACCATCAAGAAACTTGCGGTGGACGCACCGGTCCTCGGTGAGCTTCAAAGTGCCCTCGACGAATTCCAAAAGATGGACTTCGAGGAACAGGAGGGTCGCCTCCAATGATGAGCCTCCGTACCGGCCTCTTTGGGGCCTTAGCGGGGGTTCTTTTCAGTGCAGGTCTCGTAGCAACTGGGTGGCACTTCGGTGCTTCCAGTGAACGTGCGGACGCCCTGAAGACCCTCAATGAAAACCAACAGAACTGGGAGGCAAAACGTAATGAACTTCAAGACATCATCACCGTTTCGAGCAAGGCTTTTGCGGAACGTCAAGCGCAATCTGAGGGGACTGCTAATCGGACCCTTGCTGATCTTCGTAGCGGCAACGTCAAGCTGCGCGTCAAGCTCGCCGATGCAACCATCGCCAGTCTCCAAAGTTGTAGTGGAGCAATCGTTAATGGTCGCGCCGAGTTACACCCATCGACTGCTCAAGCTCTTGTCCGAATAACTCAGGACGCTGACAGTCAGGTTCAGGCTCTCCAAGAAATTGTGAGAGGGCTGACCAAATGACCCTCTCGTACAAGGAAGTAATGAAAGGCCGTTGGTTCGTTTACTGCGACGGTGTTCTGCTGGCCAAGGTCCACTCGGAAGAGATGGCCCAGAAGCTGTGTGAGTTCTCCCTCCCGATGAAGGAGGTGGCCCATGGCTAACGCCGACAACGCTAAACAGATCAAGTTGCTCAAGGGAAATTTCATTGCGTTCCTCTTCGTCCTTTGGGCGGCGCTGAACCTTCCGAAACCAACCAAGCAACAGATCGACATGTCCAAGAAGCTGGCGTCTCAAACCGACCGGCGATTCATCCTTCAAGCATTCCGGGGTATCGGCAAGTCCTTCATCACGTGCGCCTTCGTGGTCTGGAAGCTCTGGAACAATCCAGACCTCAAGATCATGATCGTGTCTGCGAACAAGGACCGTGCTGACGCCAACAGCGTGTTTATCAAGCGCATCATCGACCTGCTCCCGTTCCTTCATGAGCTTAAGCCTCGGGCTGGCCAGCGGGACTCCGCACTGAGCTTCGACGTGGGACCTGCCAGACCTGACCACAGCCCTTCCGTTAAGTCGGTGGGTGTGACTGGTGGTATGACTGGTTCCCGTGCTGACATCCTCATTGCGGATGACGTGGAAGTACCGGGCAACTCGGGCACTCAATCTGCTCGGGACCACCTCGGGGAACTCGTTAAGGAGTTCGATGCGATCCTGAAGCCAGACGGCACGATCATCTATCTGGGAACCCCTCAGACCGAGATGACCCTCTACCGGGAACTTGAAGATCGTGGTTACAGCACAACCATTTGGCCAGCTCGCTATCCTCGTGATGTGGCTGACCTTGAGTCCTACTTTCACGCCAAGGGGAACCGATCCCGTATCGCCCCGGCGATCATTGTGGAACTCATGGCAGACCCTCGACTGTATGGCGCCCCAACGGACCCTATCCGGTTCGACGAGACGGACTTACGGGAACGGGAACTGTCCTATGGCAAAGGTGGCTTCGCCCTTCAGTTCATGCTTAACCCTAACCTCTCGGACATCGAGAAGTACCCTCTCAAGCTTCGTGACTTCATCGTTGCGGCCTTGTCGATGGATGCAGCACCTACGACCTTCTCCTGGCTCCCTAACCCCTCTAACGAGGCCACAGGGCTTCCCTTGACGGGCCTTAAGGGTGACCGTTTCCACCGCTATCAGGCTGTGGGTGTGTCTACCGCTGAGTACCAGGGCAAGATCCTCGCTATCGACCCGAGTGGCCGTGGTAAGGATGAAACTGGCTACTGTGTTCTGTACCAACTGAACGGCTATATCTTCCTGATGGACTGGGGCGGTTTCCGTGGTGGGTACGAGGATGCGACCTTGCAGAAGCTGGCTGACATCGGCAAGAAGTACAAGGTGAATGAGGTCATCATTGAGGGCAACTTCGGCGATGGCATGTACACCAAGCTGTTCAGCCCTATCATGACCAAGACGCACCGCTGTGCGATCACTGAGGTCAAGTCCAAGGGTCAGAAGGAACTACGCATCTGCGACGTTCTGGAGCCTGTCCTGGGCAGTCATAAGCTGGTGGTGATGGACTCGGTTATTGAACGGGACTACAGCACTGCACTCAACAACGATGGCACCACTGATGTGGCCTACTCGGGCTTCTATCAGCTCACTCGCCTCACCAAGGAGCGTGGTTCGCTGGGTCATGATGACCGGCTGGATGCCCTGGCAATCGGTGTAGCGTTCTTCATGGAGTCCATGGAAAAGAACAGTGAGGAAGGCGCACAGGAGATGCTTGATGAGTTCCTTCAGTCCCACATGGAGGATGACCTCCTGGGCTATGAGGGTGCTGAGCTGATCGTTATGGGTGACGGTGTTGAGATCCGTTACACAGATGACGGTGATGACACCAATTATATGGGCTGGTAAGGGTCCCTAAAGGGTGACTGGAAGATCCTTTCTGGTCACTCTGGGGACACATTTAAAAACCCTCACCTATACCAAGAGGGGGACTTAAAGTTACCCAACAGATACCCTCCTTAAAGACCCCTTAAAGGGCACTCAGGGAGGGACTCAATGGAAGAGTGTTCTTCTGCTAATGCAGAGACACAAGACTCAAGGAGAGACAGATGGGCAAGCGTACTGCTACCTTCCTGCTCATCCTTGCACGCTTAGCGACCCACCGTGCCACCTACAAGTTCCTGGGCGTCTGCCTTGTGGCCTTTGGGTTCGCCAATGGTGAGACCTTAATGGCTGGGGTTATGCAGGTCGTATGCGCCCTTACCCTCTGTGCTGGATGATGCACGACCGCCAACACGGCCCATTACGGGATGCTTGACAGCATACCCTCCATGGGCTTTACTACAAGGAACTCCTTAAGGGTCTTCAAGTGGACCTTAAGGTAGTGCTTGACATCAAGGGTCTGGATGTGTACTAATGGAGACCTTAAAGAGCTTTTTATGACACAAAAGTTTAAAG